CCCAAAGTCCCCTTCATCATAGAAATAGACGCGGTACGAGCCGGAGTAACCGGCCCGCTCTTGGTCGTAGTATATTCGAAGGTATTCCTAAAATCCTTCAACGAAACGCCTTTACTCACGGGAACCTCGTAGAAACTGTTTTCCGCAAGTTTATATGGCTGCGCATCCTATTCTACCAGGAATTCGTGGTTAATTTCGCCACCGTCACTTTCCATACCGGCCACATAGAGGGAAATCGGGTCAGCCGGATTGGCCCCCGGTATCGAAGCGAATCCCTTCAATGCAATCTTATCGCGCTTCTCGTTCTTTCCGTGGCGGATGTCAATCTCGTAGTCGGTGTCGATACCCTTCAGGATATTGAAATAAATAGCCGGAATCTTGCGGAACTTGTCGTGCGAGCTCGCGTATGCCTGGTCGATGAAATCGGCAGACCCCATACGGGTGAGGTTCCTCGGCACGGTATTGGTAATCTGCTGACCCGTACGGCCCTTCATATAGATGTTAATCTTGGTATGGGTAAGCACGACGGACACGAACTGGCAACCCGGAACCATCCTGAGTTCATCGCAGGTAGTCTTGAGCTCATCCTTGTTCATAACGAATGTAGCAAGGAGGTGCATCGGGTCAACATTCCTTTCCAACGGGCAATGTCTAGCCCTCTGGTCAAAGCGGGTAGGGTCGGCGCATATCGTACGGGCCGTCTTAGTTGCGGTCGCATCGGTGCCGTTCATGAACTTAACCATCGGGTACACATGGCCATTGGTAAGCATTTCGTCAAGCACGGTAATGTTGGCTTCCGGATTGTTCGGATATCCAACTAGCTCGCAGAAACGGATGAACTCCATCAAGGATGCGATGCACACTTCCTGCCCGCCGAAATTGAAATCGTCCGCTCCGGCGGATATGTGGAGGAAAGTAGCCGTCGTCGGTACCGTGATGCGGCAACGACCGTTAGCCTTGAAGAAAACGGTTGACTTTGACTTACTCACCATCGTAAGTTTCTTCAACAAAGAGAAGAACTGTGGCGACATCTTGATAATCTGTGGTTCCATAGGTTACACATCCTTTAATGAGCCAAGCGGCTTCTTGATAAAGTTAGCAATTCTTTCGACACCGAGGTTCATTTCCGGTGTCCTCGGGCGCACGACATACTCCAAACTTCCCCAGCTTTCGACCGATATCTGCATCATCGGTATACTGAACTTCAAGCAGAGCGCAGATACCGACGGACCGAGAAGACCCCTCTGGTCGCCGAGCTGCTGGAAAAAGCTGATATACCCAAGTTCCCTAAGGTACTCCCCGCGAAGAGCGACAAACGGGCCGTCCATCACCTGCACCGGATGCATACCGTCAATAGCCCTAGTTCCGAAAACCCTACGGTGCTCCCCAGTTATCTCACTGTACAACCCGTAGAACCCGTAGGTATTCGGGCATCCTATCCAGCTGCCATCAGCAAGACGGTACTCGTAGCCAAACGGGGCTACCGCGCCTACTTCGGCGGGAACTTCATCGAGGCACTTGTGGAACATCGGGTCAGAAATGAACGAGGTCGACGACGCGAGAATTACCCACTTCGGGGTAAACCGCACACTGAGGGACTTAAACTTGGAAATCGCGTTGTTAATAGCGCGAGCGAACGAAGGCGGAATCTTGCGGCGGCCATAGACCTTCCCGCAGGTCATCCGGAATACACACTCGTCCTTCACATTCGGATATTCATCGTAGCGCCCATGCAGCCCGTCCGAGCTGAATAGGAAAGTGACTATCTGGCGCTCGTCGGAAAGACGGAGGATATCGTTTCGGGTAGGCACGGTACGGCGGACCTCTGGACCGGAACTGAGAATATTCCTGATTGCGTTGAGCTGTTCGTACTCACGGTTAACCTTGTCCAGCACCGCCCGAGACTTCTTCTGCTTTTCAGCCTCCCGTTCCTGTATGGACGCGGCGATTGCGGCTTCCATCTGGTCAACCGGATTGGCGAATATAACCGGCGGGGTAGCCAGCGCAGCCTTGCTGCAGCCGGTACGGACATAGAGCTTCATCGGCTGCTTCTTGCGAATCTTGCACTCGACACCCTTGGCGACAACCTTCTCAACATCGGCCTTCACCCATCCCCTGATGACCATCCCGGGTTTCGCAGTAGGCGGCGCTATCGAGCCATCATTCAGGACATACCGGCACTTGCCACTGATGAACTCATCAATCCACCGTTCGGACTTCAGAAACTTATACTGTATTGCACGACGGGTATAGTAAGTATATCCCTCGCAATAGTACACCCTGTCATTGTGGCTGTCGATAAGGTCGTCAAGGTCGGCCCGGCTATAGAGATAAGTGTGCGCATCCTTGGTTTCCGGCGTCGGCTTTACCTCGTGGTACTCGCGCATCTTTCGGAAGTAGCTGTTGGTCCATCCCATATAGATTGCAGCGATTTCCGCGGGAACCGATTCCGGAAGCGGAGTCTTCCTGAACCACCGACGCCCGATACGGTCAGGATTCAAATAGGCAAGCATGGCAGCCTTGCTATACTTGTACGGCTGACGGCGCTCCCTCGGCTCGTGGTGTATCTTCCCTTCCTTGGTAAGAATCTTCAGGCGCTTTATCGAGATTCCCATAAGCATCGCGGCAACCGAGCGGCGGACCGGCGCAGTCATCTGCATTATGAGGTAGTACGGGTACCACTCACGGTAGAACCGTTCGATATCCCGTCGGTAGACCGCGGTCTTCCCGGTCTTCTCCGACTTGTGCGTACGGAGCTTCCCACTCTTGACAAACCTAATGTACTGTCCGGGCTTGAACTTCAGCTCAAGCATCGCCTCCGCCTGTGTGAACTCGTGACGAGGATGCAGGTTGTCCGGCGGCGTGATGCGATATTTTGCGACCGCATCCATAGCCGCAGAAAAGCGAAACATCTTCAGTCCATTCTCGTTGTAGCGGAAAGGAACATCATCGAACATCCGGCTGCTTTTCAACTTGGGTGTCGGGATGTTGAGATACTTCGACAGGTACTGGAAACCGACGAACTCCGGAGTTACATTCCGGTTCTTGTAAGCCTGATGCAGAATAGCCGGCATTAGAACACTACCTCCGCCCGATTGCTTGCCTTCTTCTGACGGAACGCGCGGATTCCCTCGTAGCGCTTCTTGGAAGCTTCCTTGCGCATATTCCCGTATTTCAACGCGAACAGGATAGAAGCCCCGTCGGGCGCCCTAGTCCTCGACTCAAGGACTTCCCGGCACACATACCCATCACGGTCAAGCGGCATTTCGCCCACCATCACGGCCTTGTTGATATCCTTGCTCTGCAAACCTTCCCAGGTGAACCAGCGGTACCCCAAGCGGCATGTCGCTTCACGGGCTTCACGTCCCTTATCATCATTATCCCAAAGAACCACGATGTTGTTCTTGTGTTCGGCAAGCCGTGGATTCTCGTTGATAATCTCGAGGAAGTGCGGAATGCCACCGATAGCGATTGAATTGCGGATAAAGGTGGAATCTATTGTACCCTCAAGGATATAGATAGTTTCGTCGTAGTTGATGAAGTCAATATTATACGCGGTGCGCTTGACTCCAGCGAAGTTCAGATATCGATACGGATTCTTCTCGTCGATTGCGCGGGCGTCGAACTGCCCCCACTTACCCCCGAACTGATAAAACGGGATTATGATGCGGTTGCGGTACTCGTTTCCCCTTGGGTAACCTTTATCGTTCAGTACGATATTCCCCATAGCGTCACGGTCATAAAACTGCTCGCCCGCCTGGCATACGAACCAGTCGTGATACACCTCCTCGCGGATTCTACGGTATTGGCAAAGCTGCAGACCAGCAATAGCCAAGGGATGATGCGAGGTTATCGGAATTATTTCACCCGGCTTAAACGGGAGTACGGGCTGTGGAGGGGGTGGCGGAGGTGGAGGAATCTTTGCTTCCCCATTATGCGTACCAACCTTGAAGCTCTTCTTTTCCGGGCCGAACGCATTGAACAGAAGCTGCCTATAGGCATCCTCGTCCCGCTCCTTCAGCCACATCGCATACGGCTTGATTGGCGTACACTTGTAACACACATACATCCATGTATCGGTGTATATGTACGCCTTCTTCTCGTTAGGCCGTGTGGGGTCGCCACATTCAGGGTTCGGGCAAACAAAGTTGAAGAATCTCGGATTAGAATCATCAAGTGTATTTGCCGCCACCTGGTCTGCCAACTGCTCGTGAATAGAGTCGATGTACACGGCGGCCGGTATGTCGGAAAAATCATGCTGCATGTATTTACAAATATAGCAAAGAAAAAGGAGCCGACTGATGCCGACCCCTTTCTATTGTTGCGTTGTACCTATTTAGAATGGCAAAGTTTCATCGTCGTCCGTTTCATAGGTCGGAACTTGCTGCGGTGCAGGGGCAGCCTGTTGCTGGACCGGAGCGGACGGAGATGCGCCTTGGCTCGGAACCTGGAAAGCCGGCGTTGCCGGTGCAGTTGCCGGAGCCGGAGCTGGCCTATAAGGTTCAGCAGCCGGAGCTGCTGCCGGGGCACCCATCTGGACACCCTGCGGAGCAAACTGGGCTGCGGTCGGAGCCGTAAACTGCGGAGCCGCCGGAGCTGCTGCCGGAGCGTTCATCTGGACACCCTGTGGGGCAAACTGAGGTGCTGCCTGAGCAGGTGCTGGAGTCGAAGCTGCAAATGTCGGTGCAGCCGGTGCTGCTGCCGGTGCTGTCGGCTGAGCAAACTGAGCCGGCTGAATATTGCCCGGCTGAGACGGGTTCACCGGAGTCTGCATCACTGCAGGAGTCGGGGAATACGCAGTTGTTGCCGGAGTATTCGGGACCTGCCCAAAGGAGAGACCTGTCTGAACCTTAGTCGTAGGCGGGACATTCGGGATACTGCCCTGCGGCATATAACCTGGAACGCCTGTCTGGAACGGCTGAGCGGCATATGTCTGGTTGTACGGAGATGGAGCACCCGGAGCCTGCGGAGCGCCCAAGCCGAAGTTGCCGGCGGCAGCGCTCTGCTGCTTTTGTGCAATTTCTGCCTGGACTTCCTGCCAGAACTTAGCCAATGTTGCACGAGCCTGTTCCGGGGTCGGCGTATCTTCGTACACTATAGACAAATCATAGCAACGCTGCAAAATGTCGTACATCTGATTTTCGTCAAATACGACTTCCTGCATGCCGGTCTGCGGATTGGTAACATTCTTTGTAGCAAGCATAGAGGAATAGCCGGCAAATCCACTATCCTTATAGGTCGGAGCACCCTTCTTGCCGGTACCCATCGTCTTCTTTTCGTCCCAGACGCCGACAATCTGATAGTTTCTTCCCTGAACCGGGTCATACGGAATGAAACAGTTACCCTTATCGAAGTACTGCTTTCCTTCCTTGATAGCTTCGGCCCTCTTGTTAAATTCGGTAACCGGTTCCTGAAGCGTATTGTGCTGGAACTTATTCATTTCCCAGAGCTTCACCTGGCCGGCAAGGTCATTATGGTTTTCATCGGAAATGATTAATGCATTCCCATACCATACATCTTCAGGCAACATCTGAAGATATTTCTTCAATGTATTCTCATCGGCGCCTGCTTCCTTAGCAGCCTTGCGGCGATTCCACACATCCTGGCAGAACGGGCAGCTGAACTTGTCTACGCCCGGAATTATCTTGCCGTCCGGAGTCTTGGTCGGATTCTGGCAGCACTTTGCGATAAGGAGCTTACCGGTGACCAAATCACGAATATAGTGGTACTTTACGCATACATACGGATAGCTTGCGAAATTAGTGCCATTCGGAAGCGGGCGGACCGTAGCAGTATAAGTCTTGTTCTTTTTAGTAACGCGCGGGCGATAGATTCGCGGGTCGGCCGGTGGCTCACCGTTACCGGTATTTTCAGTCTGTTCCGGTTCAGCGGCCGGGGCTGTAATATAAAGCATGCCGCCGTTAGGTACTGCCGGGTTACCTGGAACGGCACCCGGAGCCATACCCTGGGGAATACCTTGTGGCATACCCGGGGCCATACCCGGAGCCATACCCGGAGCCATACCCGGAGCCATACCCGGAGCCATACCCGGAGTCATCATCTGGGCCGGTGCGGATGGGTCCTGACCCTGTGCATATTGAAATTGTGTCGGCTGAGCCGCCTGATTGGGCATCATGCCCTGCATTGGTTGCATTGGTTGTGTCATAAATAGGTTCCTTCAACTTTTCCTAAGCAGTTCACAAAATTAAGGGCCTTTCATGGCGTTGTTTCGATGCCATGAAAAGCCCGATGAACCGCTACATATCAAAATATAGCAAATGTTTTGACACTTAGTGTCAAAATTAAGATTTTTTATCCACAGGTTCGATATTTTTTACGGCCGAAAGATTCGGAATTGCCAGCTTAGGACCGGTATCATGCCCGAGAAGTCGCATATGCTCATACTTTTCGAGAGAAGCTTCGACCAACTGGTCAACATCTTCAGGAACCTTATACTCAGGGTCGTCCTTGAACGCCTCGTCAAGTTCCTTGACAGCTTCATTGAGCAAGTCCTCGAACTTCCAGTCGATGCACTTGGCAACCGTATTGTCGATTGTACAAGCCTGGACAAACCGGCGGGATATCTCGTCATGGCTAAGAGCCTCTTCGGTGATATTCGGGTTGTACTCGTCGTCAATATGCTTGACGCCTTCGTGCTTTTCGTCATTGACGGTAAGAATCTTCCCGGCTTCCTTGTCATCCATATAGGACCCGGTATCGACTTCTTCACTGTCACGTTCGAATTCCGGAGCGCGCATCATATAATCCTTCCCGAGGAACCGGTTATGCCTTGATTCGCGCAAATCGGCAAGCCACTTCTTGCAGGTTTCGGTCTGCACGAGCTGGCCGTGGGACGACTTGCTGAGGTCAGAGTTGACAATCAGCGCCGAAGTAGTCTCAATCTCCTTTTCACGGCTAGCAAACTTCTTTTCAAACGCCTCGTTTTCTTCCCTCAGCGTTTCAGCGTATTTCGGAAACTTAAAGTCCGACATTTTCTAAACCCCCATTCTTCATATCCTTTGCTGCCTCAAGAACAGTCTCAATCTTCTCGATATCGATGTCCATAGAGTCAATCTGTTCCTCGACAGATGTTCCGGCCGCCTCATCCGGAATATCCTCGATAATTCGCTGGACGAACCCACCACCGAGACACATCGGACATACTTCCCCTTCATCGGTAGTGCCTAAGCCGTGGCAAATCGGGCATTCGATAATACTGTCGGCAACTTTCTGCTTGACCGTACCGGTACCCGCGCATAGAGGACAGACTTCAGTACCGTGAACCTTTCCCATTCCACAGCAAACCGGGCATTCGACTTCGCCGGCCTTGCGACGCTTCTTCTTTTCCTCGTCCACCGGATGCTTGGCGACATATTCAAGTTCATCGTCGCTTATCTTGATATTCAGTTCCTCAGCAATCTTCTGCTTTATCTCGATATCGAGAACCTGGGCAAACTTCTGAGGGTCAACCTCGTTCACCAAAGTCATCACGATATCATGCATCCCAAATCCCGGAACCTTATATACATTCCCGTTTCGGTCAGTACGCTCTACAGTCCTCGCATATTTCTTGTATGCATTCCACAAAGCCAGGTTAATCTTGTCCCTAGCCTTCTTGAGTACCGCATCCGGCATATTGAAGGTAATGCAAATATCCCCCGTAAACCGAGGTGTCATCAAAAAGCGCTTAATTTCGCTGGCAATGTCCTCGTTGCCGAACTTCTTCTGCGCATCGGAGCCCGAGGCCCCCATGTCGTCGCCACGGTTGATACCGTCAGTCTCCTGCGGTTCACCGGCGGCAGCGTCTTCATTTTCTTCGTAGTCGCTATTGTAGCTCATCATTCCACCCGATATTTCTATACGGTATGGAAACTATGGCTTTTTGACTGCAATGCGCGGCTTGCGGACCGGCTTACGGCGCTCAGCAAGCTTTTCCAAGTCAACCGGCCAGTCGCTCATCCTGACAAGAGAGTAGTCCACCAGAGCCCGCCGGTCGAACTGCTTCTTTGGCGTACGGTAAGTAAGCATCGTCAGTATGTCCGGCGGAAGACTATCCGGACCGAGTATGTCGTGCTTGATATGATTCCTGAGAATCTCGCACATCCAGAAGGCATCGCAAAGGTCAGAATGAGGACTTTCGTACTGCTTCGGGAATTTATCGAATTCCGGGTAGTAGAACTGCGGGTACAACGCCCTCATCGCCTCACACATTGCCGGCTTCCCGGCACCGCCGTCACCGGTAGCAAAATGTTTAATCTGACAGATTCCATAAGTAATAATGCCCTTGCCCTGCAAATAGAAATGACGGCGATAAGCACCGCAGAACTCCCCTATCTGGAAAATCGAATTACTGTTTCCCTCATTAGCCTTTTCGTATGCATAATCCTCAAAGGACACATACTTTACATCCTCCATATCCCGCTCAAGAATCTTTATCGCCCGCGCCTGGCGAACAAGCATAGGAACCTTGTCGTAATCCGTACCGCTGCACATAATATGAAAATGCTCGGTTTCAAGGATAGCGTTGATGTGTGGCTGGAACCCGTAAAACTGGATGTCCTTGATATCAAACGTCTCGTCATCGAGGTCCATTATGACTTTTCCTGACGAGTTCATCGAAGGGTCAATGCCGGCAATCTTCATCTGTTCTCCTATGATAAAGAGGGTGGGAACCCCACCCTCCTATCCTACCTACCATACAACAAACTAATCTATTTCGCCTCGGCTTCCTCTCCGGGTGCCACCAGCATATCAAACATATCATCGCTAGGGGTAACCGATACCTTGGGCATCTCGAAACCCGCCGGTATGTTCTGCATTTCAGGAGCCTTGCTATTGGCCCGCTTCGGCCCACTACCCTTTCCTGAACGCTGCGGAGCATTTATCTGCGGTTCGGCGTTGGCGACTGCCGTCTTGTAGGCATTAGACTGCTCATCAGTCGGACTGTACCAAGTCATCGTCTTGAAGTCGCTGCAGGTAACGAACGAAACATTTGCCGGACCGAGACGGGACTTCAGGATGCAGTTACAGTACATACTGAGGCTTCGGGCGGTATCGTCAGTCGTAATGGACATCAGGAAGTCCGCCGTTTCAGCATAACCGGAAGAACCTTCAATGGATTCGATACCGGCATCGGTATTGTGGTAACCGGTACGGTTAAACTGCACAGCGGAAAGACAGGCGAAGTTACGGGCGATGGCAATATCCCTGAGCTGCTCGGCCTTCATAACGCCGTCGCTATACATACTGCTTTCGGTCATACGGCCACGGTATGACGGCTTCATAATACCGATGTAGTCAATCACCAAAAGGTCAAGCTTGCCGTGCGCGATTTCGAACGAATCGATGATTGCCTCGATTTCCACCGGGGTTGTCGTCGTCTTCATATACTTGACCTGCAGCTGGCCATGACGGTTGCCGACATTGGCCATATCAGCGCAGCTCTTGTCAATCTTGGCACGGATTTCTTCACCGGTCATCGTGATGACCTTGTAGAACTCAGTCCCGGTAATATTGGCCGCGATTCGCTGCCATACATAATCTTCAGCAAGTTCAAGAGTAATATAAAGAACATTGAAACCGCTCTTATATGCATAAGCGGCTTCACTACAAAGCGCTAACGACTTACCGATGTTCGGCTGGCCGACAAGTAAAGATAAAGTCTTTCGATAGTAACCGCCGCCGCATATAGTGCCATCCGGATTCGGGCGTCCGGTATAGTATCGAACTTCGTTAAGACCCGAAGGTATGCACTGTTTCTGCTCACGGAGCTTCGCGAGTGCCACTTCGATATCACTATAAAAGTTCAACCCAAGGTCAGTGTGGAGGCTAAAATTGACCGCGGCATGCAGTCTGGGCACAAGGTCGTGAATCCCGTCAACATGCTTGTCGTGGATGGATTCTGCGACACTAATCAAAACTTCTTCAGCAAGCCGTTCACGGAAGAAATTTTCCATCATCAGGACGATGAAGTCCTGGTGCATCCCCGGAACCGGCGTATTATAAATAAAAATCAGCTTATCGCGAGCCTGAAGGGCATACTCGTTCTGTCCCATACCGGTTATAAGTTCCTGCGCAGTCGGAAGCCGGGAGTGCTGGTTCTCATAACGGTTAATGATGTCGACAATATTACGGTTATTCCCGTCTTTAAACAAGGAAGGACGCAAAGCATCCCTTATCTTCGGCGCCAACGCCGAATCCTGGAAAAAGACGCGCAGTACCAAATCTTCCTGCGTAAGCGCCACAACCTGCTGTGTAGGCTGCAGATACCCCGGCTGTACGGGCGCATTGCCCTGCACCGGCATACCGACACCATAAACAGGCATTCCCGCATGAGCTTGCTGCATCTCAGGGGCTGCGCCCGCCGCTACAACGGGCATCGCCGGCTGGACCATCTGCTGCATAGGCATAGTGGGTACCGCTACCGCAGGATTTTGCATAGTATATTCCATAGGTTCGCAAATCCTGTTATTTCATTTTAAATATAGCAAGAAAAAAGCGGTCCGGACCGGACCGCCTCGACTTTTCGGGTCGAATCGACACTTTACTAGGATTCCGGAGCGTCAGGAACCATTCCATCACCGTCAATAAGTCCAAGAGCCTGAGCCTGAGACAATGCCTTCTGCTGCATCTTTGCGATTTCGCTGTCATTGGCGGCATCGAGTACAGATTCATCAAGCTCGGCGAGTTCCCGTTCGGTAGCTTCCTCTGTAGATTCGTCACCGAATATACCGAGCTTCTGGTTCTTGTACTTGTTCTGGATATACTCGTTAATCGGGTCAAGAATCGTACCGATATAACGGGCACTATGAAGCTGCGGTTCCGGGGCAACAAGCCAAGTGCTCTTGTCACGGCGCGGGTCGCAAATAACCCACTTCTTGCCCAAGAAAGTCTTGCCATTGACCTTCGGGAGTTCAAGACCCGGCCAGTCTTCCTTCTTGGTGTAAGGAACGATGAGGCCAGCCTCTTCAGCCCAGACATGCAAGCCATAGTAGCGGCTGAGGCCGTTCTGGTAGCTGAGGTAGAGACGGGTACCGAACCCTTCGTGAACCATTCGGTTCTTGATGTTGCTGACCTGAATGAAAATACCGCGTACTTCCTTCTCCTTCTTCTCCCCTTCCTTCTTCGGAGCGTTGGGGTCCTTGTCAACACGTTCGGCAATCTTGTATACGGACAAGATAACAGAAGCAGAATACTTCGCACCTTCACCGCCAGCGACCTTCTTGGTCTCTGAATGGGTCGCAGCCGCATTCGGGTCAAGATAGAGGTGGTTAGTGACATACATCGGGGCACCCATTTCGCCAAGGCGGAATGTAATGTCGCGGTACATAGCGGAAAGCTTCTTGGCCTTGGTAAGGTCAACCTTGTCCTGGCCGGAAAGCACATCGTTCACATTCTTGTCGGTGGACAACATACCCTGTGAGTCAAGGACGAACGCCAGCTTGTTCGGGTTCACGAAGAGCTTATTCTTCTCAACATAGTCCTCGAGCTGTTTCAATATCACGGAGATACCGTGGTGGCACTGCTCGACCGTATGGAAGTGGAGAACCTTGAACTGTCTCGGCGGGAAAGCCGCGTAGTTGATGAGGTCTTCACGGGTGGTTTCGTTTTCCGTGTCGATGTAGTAGATGAAGTAGCCATCCGCAAACAAGGGCGGGCAGAAATTGTACTTGCCGAGCAACGACTTACCGGAACCCTGCAAGCCAGCCGTCTGCACAATCTTGTTCTTCGGGAAGCCCCCTCGGACATCACCGCAAACCACCGCATTAAGGGCATAGCAGCCACTGTCTGCGAAACCATATGTCGGACGCTCCACATGGGCATCGACATACCTATCCGTCGTCGTGACGGTATCAAAGAACGCCCACGGATTTTCAATCGCGGGGTCCGCGCCTTTTGTTGCTTTTTTAGCCATAATTATCCTCGTTAAATAAAAAACACTTGCCGCATATCCCGCGACAAGTACAGGTTAAAACAGAAATATTCTCGATAAAAGCCAAAAGGGCCGCGCCAGAGATGGCGCGAACCCGAGCGGCGCGCCCGGCTAGCGAGCGTACGCAGTCAACAGCCGGCCGGCATATCGCACGGGCCAGTTTTGCACAAGTGGCTTCCATAGGTTCTACAGTCAATATAGGATTAATTTTTCCGGAATGCAACAGTACCATACAAATTATGCCTGGATTTGGGTAGTCGACAGGAGGTCAAACATATTGAGCATATTGCGCCAAGTACCGTGCAGGCACATTACGGGCATCAAGAAAATCGGGTGCTTGTCTACCACGACCCGCTTCCACTCGAACTTCACTTCCTGTCTAAGCTCGAACGGGCGATTGGCAACAAGGACATAAGGCTTGAAGGAATCATCCTTGGACCTATCAATCACAGTAACATCCTTCAGCTCGATTATGGCCTGGTTCGTCCTCGGGTCTATCCCGGTAACCACCACATACGGCGCCTTGCCGAACTGGATATCGATAAGCGCATCGCCAGACTGGCGGCTGAACATATGACGGCGGTCGTCCTTCAATACCTGTAGATAACGGTGAAGGTCAAAATATCCCACCGGCTGGAACTTGGACGGGCGTCCCTTCATATGCCAGATGAACCAGAGGTACCGGGCGATAACCGGATGAAATATCGCACCCCCGTCGTGGTCAAGGTTTGCCATCAAGGCAAATATCCCGGGCAAGTCCTTGAGCAAGTCCGCAGAGGTAGTCATCTTGCGGCCCATCTTGTCGGATACCGTATAGCGGTCGTCCGCCCCGCTGAACTTCCCGGTAAACACATAGCGGTCAAAGGTGTATTTCGGGGAATTGAACGAATTGAGAGCCTTGGCGAAATCGCTCGACTTGGCACCCTCAATCTTCACCCGGTCAGGAACCACCATAAAGTTGACCGTCTGGCCAACAAGATTCCACGCATCGACGGCTACCCCGCAATCGGTAGTGTAGCGCATCTTCTTCACCGTAGCATGAAGAGCTGGTTTCCCTTGGATATCGCATATACCCATACTTTCACCAAGCACGATGTGCCCGGCATCTATATCAGGCATATAGACTACCCGTGTCTCCCCTCTCTGCTGAAGAATCATACCTTGCGACCCCTATACTTGAACGGCAGGGTTATCTCCCTTACCTCGCCGGCAGGGACGATTACGCCGAGAATCAAGTAAATCCCGTGAGGACCCATATCCCGTATGTCGCAGCGTTCATAGACAAGGTGGATTCGCGGTTCATACTTCTCGATTGCAGAAACGCATTCCTTGAGAACATCGTTCGGGTTGCCGCCAGCACGGAGGGCAAATATGCGCTCCTCGATGGTAGTGCCGAAGTCCGGATTGAACAGGCGTTCCCCCTTCCGAGTCAACAGGCAGTTATACAGGTTCTGGATAATGCTGTTCTCATCAGTAATCTCGGTAAATCCGTTAAACGCGAAGTCCCTGTTATATGACGCGCTTCGGCTTATCGTGGCATCGCTATCCCCGGGCTTCATCCGCTCATTCAGCTTGACCACCTTCGGCGCAGCATAATACGCGGTGAGCTGGGCAGTCTCAGAACACGGCTTTGCCGTTTCAGCATCCCATTCCTCCTCACTACACTTCGTCATCACAGTAAGCTGGACTTTACCATTGTATTCGTCCGGCATAAAGAACATAATCTCGTTCTCGCTCATCGTGTAGACAGGAACCCACTTGTCGGCAGGGTCGCCATCACGAAGACGAATTCGGGTATTCCCGGCGAGTGAATTAAATATCTTTGCATTGAGCGAATCGATAGTGATGAGTTCGCCCGCGGTCAGAAAATCCGGGTACACCTTGATTGGTATAAGGGATTCGTCCCCGGAATCGCTAGCAGAAGTAAGCTCAATCTTGAAACTGTCATCAGGTTCCTGACCGGCGGCCTCTAATATAGGAACCCTGAGCCCCACCTTAGCCCCGGTGCGTCCATACAGGGTAAACCCAAGAGATACCGGGCGGCCAGCAGCAACCCACTTGTTCCCTATCGAAGACGGGATGTCAATGGTGAACTGTACACCATTATCACCATAATCACAGGTCTGTGGGCACACATCGGACTGGCCGTCACAAGGGTCAGACTTCACTTCTACCTTTCCGATAGGCGACTTCGAAATCTTGGCATATACATCGGAAGCCTTGCTATTCACATCCCAGTAACTATCCGACAGCTGAGACATACAAATCTCGGTAGCTACCTCGGTGCTACGATTGACACACAAGGTTATGACGAACCCGTTGGTATCGGTGGCATCGGTGGATGCAGGAGGAACAAATGTAATCACCCCGAACTTCCGCGCGGAAATTTCAATCTCGTTATGCAATACGGAACCGGCAGCATCATTGTCCAAGTCGAAAGCACCGAACTTTACCGGGTACATCGTCTTCGGATTGTTTTCACGGGTAGACGAATTGTCTACCGAAGTAGTATCAAAGGCATTCCTCGCGCGTTTCCGTGTAGTAACCGGGGCCGCATTGACGATGTAATTTGCCGGAACATCGGATACAGGCGTACGGGGCGCGTAGATAACCGAATCAAATGACGAGATTATTTCGATATCCGGTGAACGGCAGATAAAGGAGTTCGGTGCAACCGACTCTATCACCGCATTGTACACGACAGGTTCGCCGCCTTGGCAAAGCGTCACCCTATCCTTTTCCTGGAATGTATGCGCCGGCCAAGCGACAAGCGCCTCGTGATAGCTACAGTATACCTGTCTATCAACAATATATTCACAGACTATCCACTTACTACTAACAAGACCCGGAAAATCCTCATAGGAATACCGAGGTTCCGCGCCAACAGCAAAAAAGCTGGTCCTGTAGGTATAGGAATCAGGAGAAACCACGGAAACCTTAAATGTTCCGTTAAAGCGCTCGCCGTTGACCCCGCAAGAATGGTCGGTAACCGGGAACCCGGATACAGCAATCGCATCCCCATCGGAATACCCGTGCGGCCCATCGGTCACGACGGTCACAGTGTAGGTTACCGGGTCGAACACGGCAGACTTTATGCCGACTGAAGAATAGCGCCGTTCAAGAAGAATGCCAACCGGCAAATTGTCCGACTGATACATCCCATGCAAGGCGGATTCGCCATAGGTGGTAACCGCGCGGCCCTTGTAATCAAACAGTTCAATCGTATGTTCAAGGCTATCGCCGGAAAAACTGCAGCAGATTGAAGTATTGAACGAGGAGTCGTGCTTTCCTGGAGTCCTTGCGGCATCTGTATCATAGAACGGATGGCGGAACACGCCATTCCATTCCTCGTACGAAATCGCATCGCACGGATTGTCGGATACCGCATACAGGCCCGTACGGGTAGCCGACGACAGGTCGTTGACCCCATCATAACGAAGGAAGAGGCGAACCCGGTAGTTCCCGGGGTCAGCCGTCCCCTCTGTAAAGGCAAAGGAATAGCAAGTATTGCCGTTGGCAGCAACAAAGCCATTCACACTATCCAGTATCCGAGTAATTCCCATATTACACACCATTCTGCAGTGACGGGAAGTTGCCTAGCCCACTATCGCTAATCGTCTTGATTGCATCCGGTATAGCGGCAAGTAAATCACGGTCAGCTTCTTCATCGAACGGCTCCTTGGCGGAAACCACCTGCTCAATCGCAGTTATCGCTTCCGGAGAAGTCACACCGCCAATTACACTATGCGCGAGCGAATCACCGATTACACTATACATTGTCTCCATCGGAACAAAGTCATTCGCAAACGAATCCGGACCGGAATCGTGCATATACATCATAGCCAATTTTGAAAGAATGCGGTCTTCGGGCAACCCATACTTGAGGAAGGTATTTTCATACCACTCGCGCAACTCGGAATCATTGTAGTAGAACAAAATGTTCGAATCGTCATAGCTCTCCGGGTCATCCGGATATATCAGCCTAGCAGGATTAGACTCATCAACCGTAGCGCTCAAGAACCTCGCTCCAAGCCATATAAAGTATGACGACCAGTCAGGAGCACCGCCGCTAACATACTGAACAACAGTATCGCCGTCATTATCGAACTCAGCCTTGATATCGTCAACGAATCTAGGGAACGAAAGACTTGAAAGATTATGATTCCTTATCAAGTAAACCAACGCCTTGTTCACGAACGCGCGAACATCAGCGGCCGATACGCCGGCGTCTGTAATTCCGTTACTGACATACCCATTGAGTGCCAATGTGGCGACAATCCTAGCCAAGTTGAAGTTCGGAATAAGTTTCCGGCGCACAAGGCCGAAATAGGTATCGGTCGTCAAGTTCACAACAAGGTCACTTTCCGTCGCAGAAACGCCACCCGAATATGAATTGAGCAATTCGATAAACGGTTTCACCGCACTGGCAAAGCGTGTCGGCGGAATCGAAGCAAGTTGCCGCCCGACTTCGCTGTTGGCACCAGGCCCATTAAATTTACCGGCAGCAAGCTGCTTAATCGTTTCAGTCCATACCCTCACGATATCCCGAGTTTCTCCCTTGGGGTCACCCGGGTCAACGCTCACCTGCATATTGAAGCCATTCGGAAATTCAACCTTACTAAAACACCCAACACGGCTAAACGCACTAGAAATGCGCTTCAAAGAACTAATAGCATACTTAAGTTTTGCTTCAGGGCCATCATCCACAGTAGGAACATTTGGGTCAAGCAATCCGGCGCGAAGCAATTCACTCAAGCCACTCTTACTTTCGGCATCGCCGGCACCGGCAAGAATATTATCAAACACTGCGTCAGCCATCGCAATAGCGTCATTACCTGAATCAGTATTTTCCATATTCATATCTTGAGCAGCAGTATCGCTACCCACAGTCTCGCCAACTCCGCCGCCTTTCTTGTCATCATCATCATCATCGCCATCAGACAATTCCGAGAATGATTTGCTACCCATCGTACGGGTACAGATATCAAAGAACGGTTCGTTAGTTTTTGTTTTCGGGTTGAACCAAGTATATTGACCCCTGATGAGGTCGCACAACGCAGCAGACACTATTTCAAACTGTCCACCCGGCTTAGCCTGTTCCTTAATATCTTTCAGTACCTGAGCAATTACACCCTTACCAGCATTGCGCCCATTCTTCTTCAGTACGGCATCCTTATTTGTCATCAAAGGAGCCAATTCTTTTTCAAGGAGTTTAGCACATACAGTCGACATAGTAACTTTCTTGGTAGTGTCCATCGATTGCAGACCAGTTATGTACGCCGCGCTCTGCAGACTCTTATCAAGACCTGATGTTGCCGGTTTGAATTTATACTTATCGGAAAATCCAGAAAAGCCAAGCAATGCAAATTCAGAAGCCAAATCCTTAATATCGTGTTGCCGGTCAAGCAAAGCCTTCATCTTTACGGCAGCCGCCTTAGGTTTTGCTGAAGCGATTCCACTATTGTAATTATCCTCAATATTCGAGACGATAATATGCGGAACGACCGCGACATATTCACCGCCACCCTTAGTTGTTACCGGGTCCATCACATCACTGGTTCCGATATGCTTCACGGTCTGCTCACCGAGCTTAGCCTTGGTAGAACCATCCGCTTTTGTAGCCTGCTGTGTAGATGCCGCCACGGTACCGCGCGACAGTACAGATGACTTATAGTTCGGTTCAAGCCGCTTGATAAGTGCATTTTCGGAATACGGGTGGATAACAGGTATGCCACCTTCCTTACCGGCAACATGTCTTGATGCGCGTTCAGCAAGTTTCTGTACGGCACCCTTGTCGAAATCCAGAATTGTATCGTTGCGCAATTTACTAAGTATAGCAGAATCACTCAGGCCGAGGTAGCACAAGGCCGAAATAATTTCGCTTGTTATCAGATTATCCGGAATACCTTCAGCTGTAATCTCGGCATCGTGACCAAAAATACCAACTTGCTCCATAATCCACACAAGGTCCTGCGCCGTATGGATTGATTCGGACTTATCGTCAAGAGATGTCTTGAAGAATTCAAGAGCTTCTTTCAAATCAGCATTGTTCGGTACTTGTTCAGCCGCCTTGTTCCAGCTGTCATATACTGAAAGACCTATCATATAGACCTTACGGTATATCGCCGCACGAGCATTGGCTATCATTATCTTTTGGTTTGCAGTTACCTTAAAATCAGAGGTATCTGCAGTCTTTGCCTTACGACCATTCTTGACTGGTGTTTCATCCTCATCCTCATCTTCATAAGGCATACCCGGGATATCAACCTGGCCCGGCTCTTCAAGGTCGTATGCTTCAGTAGAATCCTCGTCCCCATCGCCAAGATAAGATGCCGAATCATTGTTTAAAAAACCATTATCAAACTCGATTTCATCAGTATCGTCGCCGACACCCTCAAGTTTAGGCTTACCACCAGACTTCTTGGAAAGATGGTGAGACAATAAAATCCACGATTCAAGCAATGTTTTGGGGTAGAGCAATTTCATCCGGACATCCTCATTTTAGATATCCGTAGTTTATACTTTTAAGGCAGCTCGGGAATGTCCTGCACAGGCCGCTCGCCACGCTCCGAGGCATAGTATTCATCATAATCGAAGTCAGGAACATCATCCTTTTCCGGTGGAGCATCCTTCTCATCAGCCACGCGGGCATCTTCCTGGAGCTTCTGCGAGTACATATCGAACGCCTGTTCCAGTTCAACCTCGTCGACATACATTACATCGTGAGGAATATCCCCCTGCGCAAGCATACGGAGCCCGCATTCCACGAAGCCAGCCTCATTCGGAACCCATACGGTAAACATCCAGCCGTCAAGTCCGGTAATGACCCCGATTGGAACGATATCCGGGTTTCCCCCTACCAGAATCACCTCGTAGCGCCCGCGTTGCCCCTCGGTATCATCCTCGACATCCGGCTCTCCACCGATAAAATCCTTGTCGGAGCGGAACATCGCCGATTCGGTCGCCGATATGGCGTAAACATCAAAACGGGTCCCGCCCATACGCTGGACAGTACCCACGAAATCCATTGAATCCGGATTGGCCGCAATGTAGCTGTTGACCAAGCCGGCATCTATACCGGAATCCTTGCTAGGTACATGCTTCTTGGTATAGTCGACAGCATATCCGTAGGCTTCACACGGGTCATCCACATAGCCTATGCTGAATACGAAGTCATTGTTCTGCATGTACATGTCGGTAATGAAAGAACCAGTCTCGTTGCTCACCACGGCGTCCGATACGTCTGTGCCGCTTGCAACAATCCCGGGGTCGAGTATAAGCGGGACTCCCCCGAACATATACAAAAAGACGACCTCGGTCTTGACAAGTTCTACAGAGCCCCTCATGATGTAGAAAGGTACCGGACGCCCCTTGCAATCGGGTTCATCCGATATCTTGTCCATTTCGGTCTTAATCTCGTCCAACATATTCCCGCCGTCGTAGTCCGAATAGAGTACGGCAAACGGGGCATACACGGACGAGCTACCGTTCATGTAGCTCTTGGAAGGCATCTAGCTTACTTCTTGATACCGTTCTTAATCAAGGTAAACACCGGATTGCCGCCCGGCTTCTTTTCGCCAAGCCTTTCAGCCAAGGACGGTTCCTTCATATTGTTCTTAACATCGATTTCGCTAAGTTCAGCATCGGTAAGAAGCTTGGAAAGCGTCTTTACGATTGCCGTAAGGAGCGGAGAATCGGTATAGCCCTTGATATTCTTGTTGGCTTCACGGAGACGAGCGATTTCCTTCTTGTATTCGCCGACACGAAGACGGATTGCATCCATAATTCCTTCCGGAGCCGTCGTAATGTCGATATTGAACACCAAGTCCGGTGCATTAGAAACAATCTTGCCGTCTTCATAACGAATCCCGTACTGCTTCTGTTCCTCATCAGTAAATTCGAAGAGGTCGACGAACTGGCCGAACGGGAAAAATGTAGCCATCGTGCTCGGCAAGTTGTGAGCATACTTGATTACATCGTGGCGCTCGACGATATTAAGGGAAACAACACGCTTATCAACCAGTTTGCCGGTCGCATCCGTTGTCTTGATAATCTTTGCCATTTTAAAACCTCGTTTTGATATTGAAATTATGTCTTTTTGCTGTACTTGGCGGCAATTCTGGCATCTCTTATGCCTTCATACGCCTTTTTGAGCCATTCGGCAGGTTCCTCCGGGGCCAATTCGATGTTCACCATGGCCTTTACCCCGGTTCCAAGCAGGTCATCAACCGGCTGGGAGTAGTAGAAGCCATAAGTTTCAGGCGGAACAGTAACCACGAACAGCCTACCATAAACATCGAAGTCCACATTGGTACCCAAAATGAAGTCCTCGGGGTGAATCTGCTTGGTCATGCTGATAAACGGGAACCCTTCGTTCGACATATAGGCAGCCAAACCGCGTGATTCATCCGGAATCGGGTTCAATTCAATGTTTAGGTCACCATTCGGACCCCCCTTGAACCCGTCGTTACCCTTTCCGACGACACTCAGGTTGGTCATACCTGGTGTAATATCGAACGAGAAAGTGCAATCCTTGAAAATCTTACCCTCACCCCCGCAAACTTCGCACACACCGACCATTTCATGACCGGAACCGTGGCATTTCGGGCACACCTTTTCCTTCTTGCGGAACACGATTTTACCCGTAGCTCCACAACGGGGACAATTTACCACCTTGGCGGCTCCCTGTCCGGAACACATCAGGCATTCGCTGCTCTTCTGATAGTGTATTTCGTGCGCCTGCTTACCGAAAATGAAGTCCCTGAGGGAAATTTCCTCTGTAATGTTGATGTCATCGCCCCGGTTCTGCGAGCGGTCGTCCACGGGCGGCTTGCCAAAATTAGCAGCGACATCGGACTTACCGAAAACCTGCTCCATCCACTTGAACTTCACGGTAAATTCGTTCCCGTTGAAATACTTCTTGCGCAGTTCAGGGGTCTTGATGAGGGAATACGCCTCATTCAAGGTAGCCATCTTTTCCGGGTCCCCGCCGTGGTCCGGATGAAGCTCCCTGGAGAGCCGCTTGTAAGCCTTCTGAATCTCCTCGTCGGTCGCCTTTTCGGTCAACCCGAGTACACCATATGCATCGGTCATAAAATCCTCCGCTACATAAACTACGATAAACTGTTAGAAAATTGAGGTAATCAGCATGACACCGGAAGATTTCATCAAGATTTATAACCAGCCAGCAGCAGAACCGACCGTTTCCGAGCCGGCTGACGGACTTACCGAAGCCAAGGACGGCATCATAGACCCTAAAAATATCACCCATGCAGTAGACCTCAATAACAAGAAGCATCCGAAGACCGCCTGCAACTGGGACGCAATGGGTCCACGCGCCGGTTCAGGGGAATCCGGTCCGTTCGACGGTCTTGCCGATGGAGAAGGCGCGATGATTAACGAAACCGCACCAGCGCCGGCCGGGGGCGGCGATATGCAATCAGTCAATACCAGGATGCTGAACGCCTGCCTCGAAGGCCTGCAACAGAAATACCCATCATCGGAAGCAATCCCGCAAATCAAGAAAATGGTCGAGGGGCTACACGCGGGTCAACCGGCAAAGCTCTACTGTGGTGCAGACGGGTGCGAAGCATTGGATGCCGACCCCCTCATGAGTGACGATGACCAGGCAATTTCCGCCGCAGCCGCTGCCGTAGAAGCAACACTGATGACATACCGGAAGCTAACCGGACATGAATACCCGGGGTTCACCCGAATGCACTAAGCATTTCTCTTAAAGCGCAAACTGAAAAGGGGCCTTTCGGCCCCTTTGTTATTTAGAACTCATCCTCTTCAGGATTTCCTTCTTGTTCCGGAGGTTCACCCCCTTCAGGATTTGCCGCCGGATGCTCTTCAGCCGGAGCTTCCGGTTCATCCGGATTGACATATCCAATCTCGGCATCAGGATTATGCCGGTTAAGGGCTATGTTTTGGTCACCGGTGTCAAATTTAGGATTAGCGACATTTTCATTGACGCGGGTAATCTTGATACCGTCGTCAGTCGTTACCGTACCGCCGGCGTGAGAAAGAACCTCACGCTCTTCATCGCTCAATCCGCCAAGGGCGGCATTCAAACGAGTCGGAATACGGGTATCGTTAACTGACATGAACAGTTTAAGCAACTGGTTCTTCAAGCGTTCATCGCCAATCGTTTCATCGATTTCCTTAGCACCCTTCAAGGTATACTTCGAAAGTTCCCGAGCAAATGATTCCCATTCATTAGCGCTTCCGGTAAATGACGTATCGTTCAATGCGTCGTCAACCAACCCGTGAATGATGGATGCCGGAACATCAAAGATGCAAGCATCCTTCTTACGGCCTTGTCGAACAATTTCATCCTTCGGGCGGCCCGCATTAGCAATATCGACCATCCTCTTGATACGAACACAACCCGGTATCGGAGAAAGCGATAACATATGGCGAGCATGCAATGTGCCGATAAGCAAAGCCGTAATACCATCAGTATTCATACTGATATCCGGCTTAAACGAAATGCACTGATTCACGCAAGCAATAAACTTGGCAACATTTTCATCTGCACTAAGTTCAGACAGATTCAAATCACCGGTTTCGTCACAGTACTTCTGAAGTGCTGCCCTGAGAACCGCAATGCATTCATTTTCGGTAGCATATGAATCACCGATGATATACTTATCCGACCCGTCAGAGAGTACATCGCTCTCGTTCTTGTTTTCCTTTATCGGGAACCCACGGACCTTGCTGAAAGTACGAATCAATTCGCGAGCCTGAACCCTCGATAGGTTTACATCAGGTGTGTACACGCCACGGCTAGCACTAGCGGCATTAGCCAAGGATTCGGCACCCTTAGTGTATAACCCGGAGTTGTTCGCAAACGCACTAGCGAGGACATCACGAATTTCGACAAACTGCTTAGCCATTTCATCCTTAGCCTGTTGAGACATCTTCTTACCATATAAGGTATTCCACTGTTCCAACCTTTCGCGGTCATCAGAATTTTCAACATTGCAGTAGGTATCGATAAAGTTGTTGACCGCCACATCGATAGGATTGTTTCCCCAAGAAATACGATGGGTTTCCGGGTCGCTCTTTTGAGCTCCGTACAAGTCAATCGACTTATCATTCGGATTCTTGTAGCCCAGCGAATCCTTGATGGAAGATACCACAGCTTCCAGCTCTTCAAGAGCTCTACGACGAACAATACCAGTAGTATTAGTATCTCGGTCACGAGGTGTTTCACCGATACGATACATCGCCGCCCTAGCAAGAAGTTTAGGATTTCCGACTCCCTGCAACTTAGCCATCACGAATCGCACCGTCGCATCGTACAAAGCAAGAAGCTTGCTCTTAAGATTATTCACCTTATCGTTGAACTTTTCCAAAGCACCTGCACCATTTACATGGTCAATGGAGAACTGCAAATCCTTCAACAGGCTTGCTTCGTCAGCGTCATTATTAGACAAGATGTTGTAGACCTTACGGTGCAATTCACTAGCGCCACCGATAGAGCCTTCGTCAGTCTTAAGATAGCTCATATCGTTTACCGGCGAATAACCGTGCATAGTACGATATGCCTTCAAGTCGTCAGCTTCAGATGAAGCATGCTTCTTGATATACTGCCGCGAAAACTCGGACTCGCGGTTGTACAACTTGTCCAGAATGTCATTGGCAATATTCTTGCGAACAGCATCGTTGACCGTTTTCCCGCTAGTCTCATACTTATTGAGAGTGCGCTCGTACTCATTCAAGATGTTCTCGGCGACATCATTCATATTACCATTAGGGTCAATAATTTCGCCGATATCCTTAACTGCTGTAGCCTTAGGTACACTTCCGTTACCAAAGCTGACCATCGCGGTAGAAATCTCGTTAAACACACCCGTATTTTCTGTAGGCGCGTGTTCGGCGAATACCTGATTGACAATATGGTCGGCGATTTCATTTATCTCTTCTGCCGTAAGGGCACCGGCATTTTCCAGAGGTATCCGGTCCATACACATCGAGATAAAGTCATTCGCCGCAGTATCGTTACCCTTGAACAAGCTCAGAAGATTAGTACCTTGCTCGTCACGAGCCTTAAGCGCATTTCTCTTCTTGATTGACGGAGAAATACCGGTCTGGCACATTTCGCCAAGAGCAACGGATAGAACGCTCTTTAGCTTTTCGGGTGCAAGGCCGTCCAAAGTATTGTCATCAATCTGAGGGGCATCGCTATAGTGGTTACCGAATACCCGGCGCATGATGTCATTACTCTGAGCGGTACGCTGTCTGGTTTTAAGCAAATCAGCGGAGCGGTCAGCTGTAGCCTTCATTGCATCTTCAATAGCACCGTAATCAACACAGCTATAGAGACGAGCCAATGGAGCATAGCCAGTTTCACCGCAAGTACGAGCCGCGCTTGCCTGAATAGATTTTTCAAAAGCACTTATCCTTTCCTTAAAGAGAGGACGGCTAGTTTCACTATCACGCTTTCTAAGGTCATCAAGAACCGGATTATGGGCGAGCATACGGTTGATTACTTTAGTACGAATCGTTCTCACGATAGACATAACGATATCTTCAGTAATCTCAGTCTCTTCGCCACCTTGGTTAGGTCCAAAGGTACCAATAAACCCGCCGGTCGCCTGAGCAATTTCGCCAATATTAGCGAACGGCTTTGCTATCTTAGTTGTCGTATCACGGCGACCGTCTTTATCAAAGGTAACATTGGACGGTTCATCCGATTCTTCCCGCGTCACACCGCTGAACACATATTCAGGGAAATCGATAGAATGCACTTGACCATCCTCATCAACTTGCCCAAGCAGCTTCTTGAGGAACCATCCAACACTAGCATATGCCGTGCTGTAGCCGCTTTCGTCACGCATCAGCATGTACACAAAGGCGGAGGCCAAATCATTGTTGACAACACCGTTATAAATCGCGCGAGTTTCTTTGTTCGCTTTATTGTCCAGCTTGCTAAGAATATCATCAAACGGAATCAAGGCACCACGATAACCCATCGTATCGCTCATGCCCAAAGCATTATAAATACCGGCCAAAGTATCAGAATAATCTTCCTCTTGGCGCAAGTCCCTAATGTGACTACCAAAGACTGAATGACGCAAGTCCGAAGTCTTTTCCGTATTGATACGAGAGCTACCTCCTGTCACTACCCCCGGAAGCATACCTACAGCAGCATACTTATTTGTGCGTTCACCAGGACGGCTAGAAAAATCGTTGAACTTTCCAAGACCATTTACTTCGCCCGAAACAGTTTCAGTACGCTGATATGCTTCCAACTTCAAGATGATATTTGCAGCGGCCGTACTTAACTGATGCGCAACTTCATATATCACCTCAGGGTCACCATTATTGACATCTTCGCGGTTACTCAACCCGTTGACCAAGTTATCGAAACTGTCGCGAACTTCATTGACGACATCGGCAACAATATAATTATTGGCCTTTGCCACCCTACTATCGATAGCTTCCTTAATAGCAGCGGCCTCAGCCACAATGTTGCGACGATAGATATCCCGCTTGGATGTCATGAATACATAGAAAGCATCGATTATCTTGGTAATAATCGTATGGGCATCAGTATTCTGTGCATAAGCAGTAATCGCTGCATTCCCACTCGGCACATCATCGTTAAGTTCCTTAGCATCCGCATGAGCCGAATCAAGAGCAGCAGCAAGCTTCTTAAAGTCAGTCTGACTTATGCGGTCATTTAACCGAAGACGACCGCTTCCTGTATGATAAGCGTCATCGCCGAACAGGATATAACTCATCATCGTGCAATCGGTTGCATCCTCAAAGTCATTGGCATTATTATTAGACATCCGGAGCAACGCAGACTCGTCAATAGAGTCCGTAGCTTCAGCCGTCTCATCGTCAGTACCCATATAGGATTCCGGACTCACCAGCTGGTCGATAGCGTTTTCCTCACCCTCACGGCCAAGCAACTCGTCATCTTCATGACCGGTAACTCGACGAGGGTCACTATGGCCATAGCCCTTATTGTAATCAGTCTCCTGATGCCTAGACATATTAAGTTCATCAGGAACATCCTTAGCAGCCTGCATTGCTATGATGATATCACCCAATGAACGCTGCATAATGACAGGGTTACGCTTAGCGTACGGTTCAATAATTTCAAGGAGTTGCTCCATAGAATGTACAGCATCCGGAGAAAGGGCTACATTATCCAAATACTGAAGCAAAACATTATATGCCGCGACATCAGCTTTCTGGTTCGTCTTGGCTTCTCTTGGAATAGCCCCCTTGATATGGTCAAGATGAACCCGAATCAAATCCTTGATAGCCTTGATACTCTTCACATACAATTCGTGTCGAGTGCCAGTATCGGCATTTTCGGGATTACCCGCAATTTCCTCAAACCGTGTAGCGATTTCGCGCATTGCGGTACGAACGGCATCCATACCTTCATAATAGTCAAAGGTCTCACCCGTGTTTGCCAAAGGATGGAAAACATGGTCAGCATCAAGCTCAGTATTATTAACTGTTATCGCATACGCATCGCGCTGCTTTTCACCATTTTCATCCACCGCGAAACTGCCATCCTCGTTACGAATACAATATTCGTTATCTTCCTGAGAACTTAATTCAGCAGCCGGAACTATCACAAACGGATAGTCGACACCATACAAATGGTTAGTGGCTTCAGCTTCAGTACCGAATGCCTTGATAAGTCTCATTAAGCGTACAAAGTTAGCACCATCGGGACCGTGTTCAACCCATTTGAGAACGGATTCCAAATTGCGTACATTATCGAGACCAATATTAAAGTCCTTATTCGAAGAATAATGCTTAATGTTTGCCATCAAAGCATCAGTAAGTTCGTTAACGGCAGTCGTAGCGCCTTCTTGCAGATTACCGTTCAGCAAATTATACAGCTTCAAGTTTTCCCAAAGCCCTTCAGGAATCTCATCGGCCACTTGACCACGCGTTAATTTATTAACGCCACTGCGTTCCATATTGAAGAATGTCAACGCATCAGCGATTGTGCCAAACTCATTGACATCAATTCCGCTATGTTCAACGGCATCACTCATTTCCTGAATCAAGGAAATCGTTTTCGCTGAAGCCGTGCCCATCGCCCAAGTAAACTTGTCCATCGAAGGAGTAAACATCTTACCTTGCACGGAACCGCTATTGTCCGTAAGATGAACTTCGTTGGAAGCGCCATAGTAGTCATCGGACTTGCGATATGTGTTAGACGGACCGCTTTCAATAGACTTCGATGCAATAAACCGAATACCACGCCACACAGCATAGCACTTAGTAGAGTCACCCGGGTCATCCATATATACGGCGCGAGGGAATACCCAAGTATCAGCAGCGCTTTCCTGAACATCATAAGTAGCACTAAGTTGTCCTGACTCAAATCGGATTCGATAAGTATTGTCGCCGTCATTAGAATGCAAAGCCTTGAGCACCGTACCGTGCATATACTTCAAAACCTCTTTACCGGCTTTAGTAATAGAGTCTTCAGCACCACCAGTCAAACGAAGTCGACCACGCTCGCTCTTATTAATTACATACAAAGGCTGAGCGTCATCCATTGTCAAACTAGAATCCAGTTCAACATTAAGTGATTGCTGTTTCACCTCAAATACATATCGCAAGATGTAAGCACGGATTTTGTTCATCCATGCCTCTGTATAGGTTGCATCAAACGACTCTAATTCGTCCTTTCGGCCAGGCACATTACGGTTTCGTACAGTATCAAGTACAATTCGAGCAATATTATACCATTCACCTGTTTCAAGTGTTTCAAGCCAACGGTTACGGAGTTCGATTGCGTTCGCGACGGAAGACGAACCGGAAGCAAGAGTATACAAGTATTCCTCAACCGCAGCAATCACGTCATCTATTTTGATTTTCGGAGAAATCGACTGCAAAGTCAATGCATTTACAGCCTGTTCATCATCTTCGACAGTTTCGGTCGGCCTAGCGGCTTCAATACCATCTATCTTCTGAATACGAGCATTAGTAGAACCTACATCGGTCACAAATATAACCGCATAGGTAGCCAAAGCTATAGCATCCTTCCACATCGCCGTTTCAAACTGCGATACATCAGAACCCGGAAATACCATTCGTGTGCAGAACAACGGAATTACGCATTCCGGAGCTACCAATGCATTAGTCACATCATCTTCATCCGAATTCAAGGTTGCCATTTCCTGGCCAGACCACTTTAACGGATTGAGAGAATCCCTATCAATAAGACGCTGAGCATATGACCCAGCGCTCTGTGCCGGAGTAGATACATCATTAGCTTTAGCAATAGTTTCACTGCTAGGAGCTTCAACCTTTGATGGCTTGGTACCAACATCGTCTGCGATATGCATTAAGTCATCATCAGAAGTAACACCAGCGGTAGCTTCGCTAGCATCAGGCGTTAAGCCAGCAACAAGACTAGCGGAAAACTCACCCGGATGCATATTATCGATTAAGGTTCCAACGAGGGCGGCCATACGCAGCGGATGGTAGTAATTACCCGTTTTTTCCTTGCTGGTCAAATTTGCGAGCAACTTATTAACCGAATCGCTCAAATAGGACCCTACTTGCTTCGAAAGAGGTGCCAGCAATTCAGTATAAAGCTTGCTCGAGCGTTCTACAGATTCACCATCACTATTGTATTCACCGCTAGCATTTTTGCCAACGACATCGCCAATTTTAGACAAAGACCAGTTAGTTATACCACTCTTGTATATTCTGCCCTCACCGGCGGAAGCTCCCCTAAATGCACGGATTGCATCCATTGCGGAAGCATATTCGGCAAGGTCATCTTCATTTGCGCCACTTTCGCGCAATACCTTCATCGCATAAGAATTATCATTAGTATCGCCAACCAATGGTTCCCGCTCAGCCCCGCAAGGCATACCCGGAGCAATAACCATCAATGCAGCCAACTGACCGATACTATAATGCTTATTCAGTTCTCCGCCCACAGCGTTATCATTAGCCTGTTCCTGAATAGTGCTGCTCAGTACACTATCGAGAGTCCTAAGCATTTTCTGCACGGAACCATTTGCGCCATTCTGAATCAAGTCAGCCAATTTTACCGTCATGGCAAACACCGAATTTGCCACATTAAGATTTGCGTCGGCATCGTTTTCATCATCACTAGACTTTAGCATAATCGAAGCATAGAAGATATGCTCGCGCATCTTAAGTTGTGCCCACTGTTCAGCATTGACCAATTTAATCTGGCCATCCGTCTTAAGCTGAGCTTCCTGCTCCGCATCTTGAGGGTATTTATACCCAAACAAAGAATCAAAGTCTATGCTGTCCTTAATACGCTCAATCATATCGAGCTTAGCTTTGGCGATTGCCTTCTGCGAATTCGTTGCGCGACCGCTCGAAGTAATCTTATTTAGCTTAGTCGACATGTAGTTAAGGAAACCGATAGTCGTATAACGATTATCGTTAAGCTTTCGGTAAATGTCGCTCAGCTGATTGTTGACCATCCGGTTACTAAAGGCAGTATCGGTTTCACCTTTACGGCCACCTTCGGTAACATGCAACAGGATACCGCCATAAAGATTATCCAGCATCCTGCACATCGGATGTGCATCCGGATTTATCGGTATCTCACTCGGAATATATTCACTCCGGAGCGTATCGAAGGTAATGCCCGGAATCTTCTTTACAGTTTCAGGTGACCTATCGGCCGGAAACCCGGTCGGACGCCCAGCAGTGTATGTACCATTGCTAAGCTCAGTATAGATATCGGCTACTTCAGGATGCACAAATGATACCAAGTATGCAACTTCAGTACCTGTATTGAACATACTGGGTAGCTGGGATTTATAACCATTCTTTATAAACCGAATGTCATTGCTTGCGTTCGCATAGTTTCTAAGCAATTCCTTCCTGGTTTCTGCATCCATCGATAGATTGGCCATCGGGCACCTCTAGTCTAAAGTCGTTCATTTTGCTCAAGTTTATACACCGGGAACCATATTTTTAGCCCCATCCGGAGCCGTCGGAATATCCGGCACCATATAAACTTGCCTAAATAGAGGGTTAAGAATATGGGAAACGCAAGATTTAAACAGTTAAACGATACTATAAAGGCAGCCATACCAGGTGTCATTCCCGGTAGCGCAACCTCGGGGCCCATCCTACAGTTCCTTGTAGCCGAGTTACTCGCAACAGAATATGCCAAGCTGAATCCGACCGGTATCGCGCCGGGCGAGTTTTTTACGCGAGTCTATAACGGCATAAAAAGTAATCCCGGCCTGCTAGCCAGCGTATCCAATTACAACTACCCGCTCAAGCCTGTATACCCGTTTGCTACCCAGACGTTATCGCTCAACCAAGCATCGGCTGAACTTTTCGCATTCTTCAAGGAATATGAAATTCCCGTTACACTAACCGGGGCTAGCATAAATCCAACGCAAGCCACCCAAATCAAGACGAATATCACAAATTTCGCGGCAGCCGACCCGTCCGATGCCCAAAAGTATGCCCATGCATTCACTCAAGTAGTAACACCTGGCTTAGTCGGTGTCGTTAAACGATTTTTCCCTAACCTAATCTATAACGTACTTGGCTTTGCCCAAGCTTCAACGGGAACCAACCGCCCGGCCCCGGAACTTAAACTTCTCGAGGTCAGCAACTTAATCTATAACAATGACCAGCGGAAAGCGTTTGCTGCGATACGCCCGCTAACCCAATATTGCTATCTATCCCAATTCGACACCGATGCGCCGACTTCTGACCAGTTGGTCAGTTCCAAGCTAATAGATACACTTGAATCAATCAAGACGGCATTTGGCAATGCTTCGCCGGCCGCACAAGATACCCTGCGGACAGCATTGGAACAACCAGCAATCAATATCAACAGTACGGCAGATTCAATTGATTCTTTCTTGGGAGCCGGGGCAAATCCGAATCCTAACCCGAATCCCAACCCAAACCCGAATCCTAACCCGAATCCTAACCCGAATCCAAATCCCAACCCGAACCCGAATCCAAATCCGAACCCTAACCCTAACCCGAACCCAAATCCGAACCCTAACCCTAACCCGAACCCGAATACTAACCCGAATCAAAACCAAAATCAGACGGGTAGTCCATCTTCAACCCCCCAGGTGAACACCTACGGGCTCCACCCGACTGCGTTCGAGATTCTACAGGGTATGTCCATTGACAATGAACAGCTCAAGGAAGCACTTGAAGTATTGGCCGGGGGCAACTACTATGCCACCCCGTACTTTACCACATACATGCCCGGCATTACCGAAAAAGCAGCCGCCCAACTCCTGGATAACCAGACCGAAAAAGGCTCCCATCGGCCGTTCAGGGTCTCCGCGGGTGAACCGGGGGCTAGGAAAACTATCCTCATACCACCGGCCTTCAAGATTGACAACTCGCAGACCATCTGGTCCCGCGCCGTCATCAACAACCTCGGCTTCCCGTTCATCAACTTCAGTTCCCCGGCAGTCCTTGCCCTTATCAAGAGCAGCGACCCGAAGGAAGTGAAGGCGGCATACAAGAATGTCAAGGCCCTATTCAAGGAATGCCACCTGAAACGCCCGATTGACACCCTGAAGGACTTTGCCAAGGCAAAATACAGGAACTGCGCACTGAACGCCCTCGCCGTACAGGCCGACGAACTCTACAATGCGGAGTCCGGTATGAAGGTAACTGCTTCAATCATCGCACCTTACACAAAGAACCTGTCCATTAAGGGTACCGTCGAACTGCCGATGGACTTCCTTACGACATTCTACACAGTTCTGTCCCCGGTACAGGCTACCCGGCAGTATACCGAACTGTGCGAAATGGGGGTTACCGAGTATCTCAACTTCCTTTCCGTGAACGCGAAACCGCCAATCTACATCCTGAACCCGAAAAACCTAATTTTCCGTAGGGGACCCAAAGCCGGGCTCCTCCACGAGCTGTTCAGTTCCAAAACGGCACCTATCCTCGTAAGGGCTAGGGTCAGCGGACGCGACGGCGGATTCATGATACCCGAAAGAGTGGCTGACAAGATTTTCACCACCTAAGCAAAAATAAACTACCATCAACCAATAAGGAATTTCAATATGTCATACATCTGGGAACTACCTAACCGCGGCGGAACTCTCTTTGAACAAGCTATATTTGAAGCTAACCAGCCTCACTGGGAGTCATTCCAGTTTACAGCCAAGGGTACGCAAGATTTTTCAACGATAGAACCCAATTTGCAAAATCTTGGGCAAAATGTGCAAGTCACCGCACCTTCTGCTAATAACCCAGGCAAGGTCATATTCAATACCAATGCCCCTAATGTTCAACAGTTTGTCGACCAGTTGAAAAATAACGGAACGATTGCGCCGATTCAAGTAAATAACCAGCAGGCCCAGCAAGGAAATATCACATTCTCGCTGAAAGAAGATAATGAACAGACGCGCAACCTGATTAAACAGAAACTCTCTGACCTCGGGCTCAAAGAAAATACCGATTTCCGCTTTCAGAATCCTCAGAACCAAGGCGACCCGGCTACATTGATTGTACGAAAACCGAATGATGCATCTATCATTGATAAGTTTAAGCAATCATGTGATGCCTTGGTCACCGATACCCGTTCCCAGGATGACCAAGCTAAAGAAGAACTTGGACAGCGCGAAAAATTCATTGCCTCTCTAATTGACCAATACCCGCCAAAAATTAAGACCGATGTCGCTCTTGCGGTATACTTCCTTTCGCAAGGCAAATGGTTCAACGGACAGAATCCGGCCGATGAAAAACAGGCAAATATTGTCAATACCTTTGTTGATGCAATCGGAAAGCGTAATGCTGAACAAGTAAAAATGGCGATTCAGCACATCGTATCCATGATTACTGAAGGCAAAATCAAGGTAGACCCGAACAATACCGGTCTATACACTGTTCCGAACATCGAAAAGCAGGTTACCGGCAACATCCAGATGCCGGCGATGTTTGAATCCGAACCGGACGATTCAATGTGGAACGAAATCGTCATTACAGATTTCGGCATCCCGATGATTAACCTCAGCCATCCGGCCGTCAAAAAGGTAATCGCATCAGAAAATCCGGAGGAAGATTGCCCGGGTGAACTCAAGATGTTCAAGAGCAAGGTCTACGAAAACCCCGGGCTTCAGAAAGTATTCGGTAAAGGCGGGTTCAACCGTGTCATCGTCGACAAGGCGTTCAACCTTCTTACCCTCGGTGTGGCCGGTGCTACTACCGATGCCGGCAAGCGCGCTGACCGTATCGTGAAGGAACTCAAGGAAAAGGGTGGCATGAGCACTCACCGCAACCTCCTCCTTGTCAAGTATGACGATATTGTCGATGTTGACCCTGAAAATGCCGATATCACCATCAAGGCACTGGCTTATAACAGAGCCAACAAGAAGTTCATGGGTGAACTCGATGTTCCAGCCCAGACGCTCGCCCAGTTCTACAGCGCGGTAGACCCGGTGAAGTCCTCGAAGATTTACATCGAAATGTACAACAACGAGGATGTCGGCGACTACGGGTTTGCCGGCAGTCAGAACTCCGGTTCCGGCACTTACGACCAGAAGACCCGCAATAACATCCTCTCCCATATCGGCGAAGCAAGCTCTATCGACAAAGGCGACCCCCTGTTCGAATATGCAGGAGCAACGGCCCAATCCGAAAACAAACAGCCGCTTTACGAATACATCCTAGCGACAGCTCTTGCCGTAGGCGCAGCCGCTGCTGTTCCTCAAATCAGGAACCTCGTTGCCGGTGTAAGGGGCGGAAACAAGAATAACACAGTCGGTAACGCAAAGGAAAACAACGGCGAGCAGTTTGCCCAGCTCAAGAAGGAATATGTCGAGATGCTTTCCAAGGAAGGCCACCCGCCTTCCTACATCCTGAAGCCAAAGAGTGCCAACAAGGAAGTCGTCGTGATTTCCAAGGCAAGCACCGGCCATCTCCACGGTGGAAAGGTCCTGATGGTTTCCCTCAAGATTGGCGAACACCAGGCAGCCTGCTTCATGGGCCCGGAAACGGTCAAGAAATACTTCTCGGTGTAATAAATGAAGCTCGATACTTTCCTACATAACTCAAAGGCCATCGTTGAGAACAACATAGCCTTTTACTCCCGGAAGGCGGATTCCGGACGCAAGCTCCGTTCCAAGTCAATGGTCCGGTATTTCCAGGGTATTACCCGGAATGCATCCGGACAGGCGGTGACCGAATGGAAAGTGCCATCTGCTTCCGACCCAGAAAAGGCTTACCGCTGCTACATCTCGATAGAGCCGCAGCAGGGTAACCTTTTTGTACTCGCTCGCTCGGGCGGGCGCATGAAGGAAAGGATGGAGCTAATCAAGACCGCAGACGTAAGGTGCTTCTGTACCTGTCCGGACTTCAACTGGAGCGGAATGAAGTACAATATGAAGCACCGCTATGACGGCTACGAGGATGGGCATACCTCATCCGACGGAGTACCTGACGGGTCCGATATCCGGCCAAAGGTCAGGGACCCCCGCGGAAGAAACACGGTATGCAAGCACTTACTTGCCTGCTTCAACGGCATAATGCTCAGCGCTGCAACCATCCTCAAGGCTACCCGTGAAGCCAAGTTCCCCCAGGAATACACCAAGAAACCCGAAACGCCGACAACGCTCGACAAGAACAAGTCAACCAACGACAATCTGAGCGGAAAGCTTACCGTAATGAATGACGGGAAGAAAGATACCAAGACTACGGGTAAAGTCAAGACGGTCGGCGGTAGCAAACCGGAAGATACAAAGACTACAGGCGACATTACCGTCCTCAGCAAGGACAAGAAGGCGGTCGTGGACTACCCGTCCAAGGACGACGAAATCAAGGCGCTCGGCGAGTCTGCCCCCGTGAAGATTCCGGAAGCCCAGCAGGCCCTCGATGCCCTCGCGACCAGCCTCGGGCAATCTGAAGGTGCTGCCGCCGCTACGCCGACTACCGGAGAAATCACTGCAGTAGGTAACCCGGAAACCGGTAAAGAATCTGGCGAAAATAGTAAAATCACCGTTCTCGGTAATGGCGAAGATGCCGATTTCAGCAATCCCCTCACAGATATAGAAGATGCCGCACAGATGCCAATGTTCAACCCCGATGATGACGATGACGATATGCAATAGTTTCCTCTTTGAAAGGAAATTTGCATATGTCTATTTATGTTGTCGGCTCATCAAAGAACATGTTTCCCGAACTAGACGCCGGGAGAGAAAAATTCATCGTAGATAACCCGCACGAAGGCGACAATATCGACCGCCTCAACAAGTGGTACTGCGAACTTACCGGTCTTTACCATCTCTGGAAGAATACGGATGCCGGGTATATCGGACTTGAACATTACCGTCGCTTCTTCGCCTCTCTCAAACACGAAAAACAGCGTATGGGTATCGAGGAAGCCCAGGAAATTCTCGAAAAACACGATATTATCGTGACCGAATACCATCACGGTCCGCGCTATACCGCCCTGCAGTGGTTCAAGGACTCTTCAAGGAACGGAATCTCCTATATAGTCTACCTGCAGAAATTCCTCGAAGTACTTAGCGAGGAAGACCGGGTGGGATTCTCCGAATATCTGAACCGCCACTCCCTTATCCAATGCAATATGTTCATCGGGAAACGTCCCGTAATCGACCGTTGGTGCCGATTCATATTCGAGACGCTCTCGAAATACGACAAGATTTGCCCGCCAACGGAAAATAACATCCGCATGAACGGCTACCTGTCAGAACACATATTCGGGTACTGGCTAGAAAAAGAGAAGGTACCCTATTACAGGGTACCCAAGGTTGAAATCGAATATATCGTCCGTCAGGGAAACGGACCGGTCACTATTGGACCAGCTTAATTGCCAATGACTCGGTTGCCGTATCGACCATGAAGTCATCCGGCTCCACGGCATTGTTGACCACGGAGTACGCGGTGAGGTCATCCCCGTTGGTACACCAGGCATAGCAACCGAATGTATCGATTAGCTCATAATTTTCATCCATACGGCCTGTCGGTTCAAAGCCAAGATGCTTCTTAGCGACTACCTCAGGGTCATTGCCGAGATGTTCGATTTCAGAAAGCGTCGGAAGACGCCATCCTGCAGGCAACCCATTTGCGATATACTGGCGAGCCTCGTCCATGCTAAACAGGGTGGCATTCCTGCTCGTATTCGTCTTGCCCTTGTTCAACTTGACAAAGCCATCCATCCAGTTAAGACCGTTAGCCACATGGTACTGAATTGAACCCTGTCCCTTAGATGCCGTAGCAACGCCGCCCGATACGGCAAACTGTGAAGTATTGCCGGCAAGCGCCTTTACCTTTTTGGCAAGAACAGCTGCCTCATCCGGCGGCAAGGTATCGATTAGCTTATTGATATTCATCTCGTTTGCACGGATGAACTGGCGGCTAAACAGTTCCCACCCGGCGCGGACACTGAGACGGATAAGCATCAGCAATCCTTCGGATGTAGAACTCATCTTTTGAAGCTTTTCCGGGGTGAGGTACTTCTGGCATAATTCCTTTGCCACATCAACCGGAATTCTATCAATCCTCGACAGCATCTGGTCAGCATGATATTCCATAAAGTTTGCCAAGTCTTCCGGCTCAATTACCCGATGTCCAGGTTCGACATCAGTATCATATTGTTTTGACACAGTAAAAATAGCATCTATCATCTCGCCATCGTATAGCGTAGCTATGTCATTATACATCAACATGTGACGACCAGCAAAACACGTACCGATAAGGCCAGCCGATGCTTTTGCTGGCATTTCAATCCCACCACGAGAAGGCGTAGTATCCCGATAGTATATGAACAGAAGTTTAGACCTGACATCATTTCTGTCACGAGCAACCATTTTCTTCACCATTTTGCCACCATTACCAACCGGCACATCCTGTAAAGAATTGGTATAACACTTAAATAAGCCACCCTTTCTGTCAAGGAACACCTTAGCGGCGAGCGCTTCATCGGCTTCAAATAATAACGAATACAGTTCAAGAAGTTTCGAAAATATCGCAAAGTCATCAGACCCGTAATTCGAAATCAGATTCTTATTAGGTTCAATGTAAGCCTTGACATATGATACTAAAGTACGGGCATTGTCATCACCAAGAGAATCATAATCATACGAATCCGAATTTGCCGGCATCAATAGCAGCGCCTTATCGCGAGGCCCGCTAGATTCGTACAATTTAGCGAATACTTCTTTTAATCGTCTTCCCCAAACGGTATTCCGTTCGACATCATACAAGACTTCAGGTGTTGTCGCATATTTACGAAAAAGGGTAATACTGTCTTCCCCATTATTCTCCTGATGAAACCTAATCACTCGAACTAAACCTTTCGCATCGACCGACTTATTAAACAAGTCATCAGGGTCATCATTGTTATAACAAGCCATTTTATAACAAGAATGAAGTACAATAGGTGCTACCCGCATACCCCGTACATGTACCATCAAGTATTTCATTTTATGTAGCAGGTCGTCAGTTTCTTCCGTAGGAGAGCCGCTTTCTTCGCTGCAAGTTTGATTATATGCCAATTCCTGAAATGCCGGAGTAAGGATACGACGGCAATCATCTTGTATCCGCATCGCCAGACGAGCATCCACGCTTCCAATATCAATCTCTCGCATCCATGAGTAGCTATTTTTGCGTTTAATATCTGTTATCTTGGAAACCCAATAATAAAGATATTCAATAATAGAAGAAAGAATGCTAGGACTAGTTTTTGGCGCACCCTGCTCAAATATCGCTTCAATTGCATCGTCTGAAATCGAAACGTACTCGTGGGATTCATAGAACAGATGATTAAGCACATCCATAAAATGACCAATCGAACTAGTCTCAATAAGTCTTGCCTGATATTCAGGATTGTTCATTCGACGCGGAGTCTCCGTAGATAACCCATGCTTTGTTTCAAGCGGCAAGTTATTGACTTTATGACGCCGGCTACTCGCGCTATCTTCTGTACCGCCACTAAGTCCATATAAAGATTCATCAGGATATAACTTCAGCGCCATCGTTAAATCATCAATGGATATATGACCTAAATTGCGTATCTTGCTTTCGGTAGTGGCGTCAAATATATTTCTTAAAGAGTCAGAATCAACTCCTTCTTGCACAAGTTCTTTCACGTCCTCGATATCAATCAAATTGGCCGAAAGACATCCAACCAGTCCAGCCAAGGAATCCAATACTGAATAAGGTTCATCTATATCACCATCGCCGAAGAGCCCCGCTCCCTCCGCATAAATATGCGTACGAGTTCCTGCTCTAAAAGCATCTTCAGGTGAAACACTACCCGCAATCAACTTAGCAAATCGACAATACAGCAAGAACTTAAGCGATACATTCATTAAGCGTTTCAGTTGTGTCTGTATCCATGAGATAAAAGTATTCCATCGAATAGTAAACCCGTTTTCACCTTCACCAGTAAATACAAAATCATCAGAAATACTATTGAAAAACCCAGTTTCCCCTAGAGTAAGCATTAAGTTAAAAGCTTCGACAAAATTCGAAATTTCAAACCGCCTGTTCGGCGAACCAATATGCAATCTAGTCAAATATTTAAAATTACCTTGAGTAACTACGACAGCATATCCATCCGTCTGTGCAGCATCTCTAATACGACTATCCTTTGATGCAGCAAAATCATTCATCAACAACCACGCAATATGGGTATCGGCATTATCCGTATAACCCGAGTTAGTTTCGATACCGGGAATACTCCACCATTCACTACCATCGCTATTTTTAACAATCAAGTGAGCACCTTCGGAAACATCGACATCAGCAATAGGCGAAACTACGGCATCATTAAATCCATAAGCATCTGGGAAAACTTTTCCGGTAGGCAGTGCATCTTGCACAATTAGGTCATGAAATCGACCCATAACGACCTTACCAAGTCGCCGGCCAGCAACCTCAGCATTTATCTGATTCACAAATGCTACCGCTGATTCCCCCAACGGAGTCGTGACATCACGCGCAAACTTACCCCATACAATCCCAGCGATGCGACAAGTCATGACCATCTTTATATTTTCGATAGTATTCCGCAAATCACTATTTCTTTGGACATTAGGGTAAACATATTCAAAAGTCCCGTCAGGTTTCCGATATCCTATACCACTAGTATTAAGACCAACATCAACAATGTCGCTGACTTTCTGTTCAATCGCACGAAAACAAGGTGACTCATTAAGTTTTCTTGCCACCTTTGCATTATTTAATGTTTTACCGTCATCCGACAAGCAATCAGACACATCGATATTCATGAATCCAGCTACCGTTCCATAGGGATAGGGCATTAATTCAATGCCAGTCTTGGCCAGTACACCCGCTTCAAACAGAACCTTATATGCGCACTCAGCCAACGCGACCATAGACGCATCAACACCTTCGGAAAGTAAAGCCTTGTAATCGTTAACTGAAAACATCTTAGACACCCGGTTTGCTTAATTATCCATAGTTTATATATCGAAAAGGCTACCCAGTATAATAAACTATTGATTAGCAAGATTCTAGTCAGGTACGAAAATGTCGGAACAGAAACAGTATATCCTCCCGAAAGCAATGATTGAATGTGTCAAGAAAGCATATCATGAACTCTTTGGCGAACCTATGCTAGAGAGCCTTCTTCTTGAAGCTAATCAGCGTGAAATCGACGCCAAAACACGCGAGGCCATATACAAGGCTATCGTAACCAACATTATCGGTCAGGTACCCGAAGACTGGAATGACCCCCGTATCCAACAGCTTTACCAGCAAATCCGAGCCGACCATGCCCGGCCGGTAAGCCAATTCCTTGACAGGATACGGAACGAACGCGGAATCGAGATTCCGGACTATGACGCAAATTCCTTTACTAACCGTCGTGGCCATGAACTTACCCTGATGGAATCAACAAAAAATAACCTCAGGCAGACCTTCTTCAACTTTGAAGGTGCCAATACTGACTATATGCCAGGTGTTGCTAGAATAGCTGTCCTCCGTACCGGTTTTGGTGGTTGTAGCTTCGGAAGTCCCGAACAGGACCCCGGCGATATCAAGGTTCTCAAAGCTTTTGTCAAGTATGTCTGTGAAGTATGTCCAGACCCAGAAGCGGAAGATGCTCAATTTGACTTCGACCTTAACGGAATGACTCTTCGTGATATACGCGGTGGATTCGGTAATACACTCAATCAAGATATCGAAGCCCGAAAGGCAGCCGTCCGCAACTATACCCCACAAGGCGAAGCTCATGGAAACTACCGTATTGTCCATATTCCAGACTTCCGTACCGCTACCCAATACCGTCGTTATTTTACGGTATCCCCTTGGTGCATATGTACTTCCCAAATGATGTGGGACTCCTACACACTCGAAGGAACCAATACCGTATACTTCTGTCTTCGGGACGGGTTCGAAGAGGTTCCGCCTGAACCAGGTCCAGATGCTCCACTTGATGACTACGGCACCAGCATGATTGCCGTCATTGTTGAACCAGACGGCGACCTCTGCACCGCAACACCAAGATGGAACGATGCCAACGGAAGCAGTGACTATCTCCTGACCGAAGAAAATGTGATGGATATTATCGGTCGACGCTTCTCGGAAGCTTTCCCGCCGGTTGAACACGAACAGCCGGAATACCTTAGGAACATGCCGCCAATGCGTGGCGGCCGAGGCGGAATGATGCCACCGATGGGCGGAGGTAT